TAGCACCGAAATTAAAGTTGATGAAGACTTCACCTTCATGGTGAAGGCTGCTCAACTTCCAGCATCCAATGTCAACGTAATTGACATTCCTTTCAGAGGCAGAAACCTCAAAGTTGCTGGTGATAGAACATTCGATCCATGGACAATCACTGTCATTAACGACACCAACTTCAAACTCAGAAATGCGTTTGAAAGATGGATGAATTTCATCAACAGACATGATGATAATGCAGGTGTTATCACTCCTGCTGCTTATCAGACCGAGATGCTAGTTCACCAACTTGGTAGAGGAAAGGAAGTAAATGGAACTAATGGAAAACTTCCAGCAAATAATGCAAAAATCCCAGTTCTAAAAACTTACAAGTTCTTCGGAACTTTCCCAACAAACGTAAGTCCAATTGAACTTTCTTATGATGCAGCAGATTCCGTTGAGGAATTCACAGTTGACCTACAGGTTCAGTGGTGGGATGCTCTTGATCCAGAATCTGGCAATTCAATCCTTGGTACTTCCGAAACCACCTAAATACTAGGACAAGACAGTCCAGTATTTCGTAGAGATGCCTAAATTATTTGGTTACAAGTTTGAGGAATCGGATAATAAGAAGAACGATTCAGTTCTTTCTCCGATTCCTCAAAATGATGAGGATAAGTCTGATTTTTACTTATCTAGTGGTTTTTATGGTCAATATGTAGATATTGAGGGAACTCATAGAACTGAGCAAGATTTAGTAAAAAGATATAGAGAGATGGCTCTCCATCCAGAATGTGATGGAGCTATTGAAGATGTTGTAAATGAAGCAATCGTCAGTGATCTTTATGATTCTCCTGTAGAAATTGAATTATCAAATTTAAATTCTAGTGATAAGTTGAAAGATGCGATTAGAAAAGAATTTAAGTATATTAAAGAACTATTAGACTTTGATAAAAAGAGTCACGAAATTTTTAGGAATTGGTATGTTGATGGAAAGTTATATTATCTAAAAGTAATTGATGTAAATAAACCAGAAGATGGGATCAAAGATTTAAGATATATTGATCCCATGAAGATCAAATTCATACGAAAAGAAAAGAAGAAGAAAGATGGTGGAAACGTTCTTCTTAATACAGGAAATACTAAGAACGATTTAAAAGAATTAAATCCAGAGATTGATGAGTATTTCATGTACTCACCATCACCACAATATCCAACTTTTCAAACTGCGAATGCTAAGAAGCAAATAAAAATTGCTAAGGATTCTATCACATATTGCACCTCAGGATTGGTTGATAGAAATAAAGGAACAGTTCTATCATATCTTCACAAAGCAATTAAGGCACTCAATCAACTTAGAATGATTGAGGATTCTTTGGTTATCTACAGATTATCAAGAGCTCCAGAACGTAGAATCTTTTATATTGATGTTGGTAATCTTCCAAAAGTAAAAGCAGAGCAATATCTTCGTGAAGTTATGAGTCGTTATCGTAACAAACTTGTATACAATGCGTCAACTGGTGAAGTTCGTGACGACCGCAAGTTCATGTCTATGATGGAGGACTTCTGGTTACCACGTAGAGAGGGTGGTCGTGGAACCGAAATTACTACCTTACCTGGCGGTCAAAATCTAGGAGAACTCTCTGATATTGAATACTTCCAAAAGAAATTATATAGAGCACTTGGTGTTCCAGAATCTAGAATTGCTTCTGATGGTGGTTTTAATCTTGGACGTTCTTCTGAGATTCTTCGTGATGAACTAAAATTCTCCAAATTCGTTGGAAGATTGAGAAAGCGTTTCTCAAATCTTTTTACAGATATGTTAAAAACTCAATTGATTCTCAAAAATATTATTTCTATAGATGACTGGGAAGAAATTAGTGATCATATTCAATATGATTTCTTATATGATAATCAATTTGCAGAACTCAAAGAAAGCGAATTGATGAATGAGCGTTTAGGAACGCTAGCAACAATTGAACCTTATATTGGTAAATATTATTCTGTTGAATATGTTCGTCGCAAAGTTCTTCGTCAAACTGATGCAGAAATTATCGAAATCGATGAACAAATTGAAAAAGAAATTGCTGACGGAATCATTCCAGATCCAAATTCAATTGATCCAATAACGGGAGAACCACTTCCCGATGAGGGAGAAATGGGGATGATGGGAGATGTTCCTATGGAACCAGAAATTGATGCTTCGGAAGTTGATGCAAATTTGCAAAAAGATACTAAAAAAGCAGAGATATAAATAAAGTATACTGATATATAAAAAATTTTTTTATGGATAATATTATCGACTTAGTTGCTACTGATGCAACCGCATCTGAAATTTCTGGTGGAATCAAAGATGCTTTATATGCTAAAGCAGCAGGAAAAATTGAAGCACTAAGACCTGAAGTTGCTAATACTATGTTTAATGAACTTGAATCAGAAACTACCGAAGTAGAGGAAACAGAAGAATGATTGTAAAACCACTTAGTCTTGGTAAAGATCTTAGTGTTGCATCACAAGCTGATGATTTAGATGATGCAAGACTAGTATCTATTATTAATACAAATGCTGCTGCAATAAAAGTTGTTATTGCAGGAACTGAGTCTTATGAAATTCATCTGGCAGGAGGAGAAAGACTTTCTGTTGAAAAAGAAATTGGAGCAAATATTACACCCGAACTTGCAGCGGGTGGATCAGTCAGCGCGTCTACAGTATTTGGTTCTCAAGTAGCATTCACAAGTTAAAAAAAAAATGAAACTAATCACAGAAGAAATTTCAAAAGTAGAATTTGTTGTTGAAGGCAAAGGTGCTAACAAAAAAATGTATATTGAAGGAGTATTTCTTCAAGGTGACATCAAAAACCGCAACGGCAGAATGTATCCTATGAGCACTCTTGAAAAGGAGGTTGGTAGATACAATGAAGCATTTGTTTCTAAGGGTCGTGCTCTTGGAGAACTTGGTCATCCTGATGGTCCAACCGTCAATCTTGACCGTGTTTCTCATAAAATTGTTTCTCTCACAAGAGAAGGAACTAACTTTAGAGGAAAGGCACAACTTCTAGAAACTCCAATGGGTAAGATTGCAAAATCACTCATTAATGAAGGAGTAATGCTTGGTGTTTCTTCTCGTGGTGTTGGTTCACTTAAGATGACGAATGAAGGTCATAAAGTTGTCGGTGAAGATTTCATGTTAGCAACTGCTGCTGATATCGTCGCTGATCCCTCTGCACCTGATGCTTTTGTTCAGGGAATTATGGAAGGAAAAGAGTGGGTATGGGAAGGTGGAATTCTTCGTGAGCAACTTGCAGAAAGAACTCAGAAGAGAATTAACACTCTTGTCGATCAAAAAAGACTTGAAGAGCATAAGTTGAACTTATTCAACGAATTTCTCTCAAATTTATAAATTATAAATAAATATAGATTAATACAAAAAGATCTAAGAAAATGTCCGTTGGTAACAATTTACAAGAAATGGAAAACGTAGTAACCAAAGGGGCCAAGTCCGCTGATCCTATGCCTAAAATGGCAGACCCAGGCACTCAACTGGGAAACGTAGAAGATCTCGGTGGTCCAACTCCAGAAAACTATAAGTCAGACGACGATTCAGCAAAACTGAAAGAGCCTGCTGCAACCCTTAAGCAAGTTAAGGATGTTGTAAACAGAGGAGCTAAAGCTGCTGATGCAATGCCTGCAGGTATGAAGGAAGAAACAGAGGAAGAAACTGAAGAAGTTGTAGCAGAAGAAGAGACTACCGAAGAGGAAGTCGTTTCCGAAGAAGAAACTACCGAAGAGGAAGTTGTTTCTGAAGAAGAGACTACCGAAGAGGAAGTTGTCGCTGAGTATGATATCGAAGAAGATGTCAATGCTCTTCTTGCTGGCGAAGAACTTTCCGAAGAATTCCAAGAAAAAGCACGTACCATTTTTGAGACTGCTATCAAAGCAAAAGTTGCTGAGATCAAAGAAGAGATCGAAGCAAAGTATGAAGAGCAGCTTGTAGAGCAAGTCTCTACAATTAGAGAAGAGTTAACCGACAGACTTGATGCATACCTTGAGTATGTATCTGACGAGTGGGTTGCTGAAAATCAACTCGCTATTGAGCATGGTCTTAAGACCGAAATGACCGAATCCTTCCTTGAAGGAATGAAGGGTCTATTTGAAGAACATTATGTAACCATCCCTGAAGATAAATATGATGTAATCGAGAGCATGGTAGATAAACTAGATGAAATGGAGTCTAAACTCAACGAGCAGATCGACAGAAATGTTGCTCTGAATCGTAGATTAGCAGAGTCAGTTGCAGATGTAATTTTTGCAGATGTCGCTGAGGGTCTTGCACTCTCACAAAAAGACAAACTCGCTTCTCTTGCCGAAAATGTTGAGTTTGAAAGTGAAGCAGACTATCGTGAGAAGCTTGTTACGTTGAGAAATTCTTATTTCCCATCTAACGGCACTCAAAGAGATCACTCAGAGACTATTTCTGAGGGAACACAAGTTGAATCTCAACCAGAAGTTTCTTCTTTAATGGAAACATATATGTCTACTCTGGGTAGAGTTTCTAAAAAGTGATTTTTAAATCATACAGTTCAAACTAACTTTTTAAAGGAAAAATCAAATGCAAATGCCTAACATGGAGGCTCTGCAGGAGAAGTGGGCACCAATCCTCGACCATGAGGGTCTTGATTCAATCAAAGATTCACATCGTAGAGCCGTAACTGCTCAACTCCTGGAGAACCAAGAAATCGCACTTCGTGAGGAGCGTGAGTTCCTTTCCGAAGCACCAACAATGAGCACTGGTACTAACGGCAGTGCCGCTGGTTTCAGTGGATCAGCTTCATCTCCTGTTGCTGGTTTCGACCCTGTTCTGATCTCCTTGATCAGACGTTCAATGCCTAACCTGGTCGCATATGACCTCGCAGGCGTTCAGCCAATGAATGGTCCTACTGGACTTATCTTCGCAATGCGCTCGAAGTACACCAGCACTGCTGGCGACGAGGCATTCTTCAACGAAGCAGATACCGCATTCTCCGGTCAGGACAGCGGATTTGATCAAACTGATGGTTGGACCGATGGTAGCGTTGGTCTTGGTACCACCGCTCAGGCAGGAACCAATCCTGGTCTTCTCAACCCAGAGGGTAGCCAAGCATACAACACCTACAGCGTAGGTCAAGGTCTCCGTACCGATGGTGCAGAATCTCTTGGTGAGAGCGATCACTTCAACGAAATGGCTTTCTCGATCGAGAAAGTTACCGTTACCGCTAAGTCAAGAGCACTGAAAGCTGAGTACTCCTTAG